GTACTTCAGCTAAATATCAACGTATGTTGACTACAGCTATCAAACGTTCTCGTCATATGGCATTATTACCATATGTTAAAGAAGAACAATAATATATAACGTATAACAAAACCCTTTAGCAATCAGGCTAGAGGGTTGTTTTTGTGTTTATTTTTATAAAAATTTCGCAATTTTTTCGCAGAGTGTGAAAAGTTTGATGATTAAAATTAAAAAAACGGACAAATAATTGTCCGTCTTTGCGAGATATTAATCTCATATAATAGTTTGGTGAGGACTCGCCTCTATATATGTAAATGATAACTGATTATTATTTGTACGTCAATCTAATTGATTAGCTTATTTTTAATTTCATTATCTACTAATTTCATACTATCAAAATCGAGTTTCATTCTACCAGAAGGATCTTCAGCGTTAATTTTTAAAATTCTTAATTTGCTAATAGTTACTACATTCTGTGTGCAGGCAAATGTATTTTTATCAAATTTTTTATATTTATTAATAACTTCTCTAAGGTTATTAACTTTTGATTTTCTATCGTTTACATCAATTAGCAAATAATTAAACAAAGCAGAAAAATTTTTCGGGTCATTGTATAAATTAAATGATTCTACTATGTTTTTACTTTTATTAATTACTTCTCTTTCTGTAGGGAAGCGTGTTTTAATTGCAAAATCATCTAAATAATCTATAGTGTTTTGTTCCAAAGTGTTTTGTAAATTATTTTTATTAATAATTTCTATAACCGTAAAAATTACGTGATTTATAACGTCTAAATCAAATTCGATATTATCAACTGTCTTGTTCAAAATTGATAATGATGTTTTAAATACAATATTTTGTAATGGTAAATAGTGTTTTTTATTTTTTGAACTTAATGGTACAACTGTTACTAAAGAATTATATGGACTATCATTTTTGTTTAATACTATTCCAAAATGTCTGCCAGAAAATTCATGCCCAATATTGATGCCAAAATCTAAATATATAATAGATCCCCTTGAGAATTTTTTGTATTTTTTGTTTATATTGTTATTATGCTCCATATTAAACCAATATGATGTTGTCTCTAACCAATTTGGTAAAAATTTAAACTTTTTATTATCTGTGTTATATAACAGAATAAATACTCACAGCTTTATTTATTCTGTTATCCATCTAACTCCCTATCCCCTCTAATTTATTCATCATATCTTTTGCCATCTTATCAGTAACATGTGTGTATATCTCTAAGGTGGTTTTATAGTCCGAGTGACCTACACGCTCTTGTATCGCTTTTAGGTTAATTCCTAATTGCGCAAGTGTAGATATGTGTGTGTGACGTAATGTGTGCGTTGTCACACGCTTGTTAATTGAACTTATATCAGTAGCTTCTTTAATAATATTATTCACCTTATTTAAGTCAATAGGGCTACCAGCAGTGTTAGTAAATATATAACCTCTATCTATGAATTTATCATTCCACTGATTCTCTTTTTTATTTTCTAGCATGAGTTTTTTAAGTAAATTAATACTTTGAGCTGTGAGGCCTATTGTTCGATAACTCTTACTCGTCTTAGTCGTTTCTTTCACTCCAAATGCTCCAGTTACTACATCTGTAACCCAGTTAATTGTGCCATCAATCTCTAGTGTTTTATTCTCCACGTCTACATTGTCTGTCTTGATTGCTAGGAGTTCGCCAATGCGCATTCCATTGTTAATTTGAAATTCTACTAATGCTTTTACCATTTCATAGTTACGTTTACGCGTAGCATGACGCTTATGTTTAATTAGATAGTCGAAGCACTCTAGTAACTCCTTTACTTCGCTATCTTCTAAATAGTTATTACGTTTAGCTTGAAACTCGTTTCTGGTTTGGGCTTTCTTAGGTATATCTATTTTATCTAACACACTAATATCGTGCAGATCATAATATTTAAACGCATATTTGAAAACGGAACGAATAACAATAACAAGAGATTGAACATGGCCAATACTATGTGATTTAGCCCATTCATTAATGATGTTTTGTAAGTAGGTGTGCGTAATCTTGCTGATGAGTACTTTGCTATCAATAGCATTTTTAACTGTATTAGTATTACTTTTCTTTTCTTTAATAGTGGTTGGTTTCGAGCCTGAATGTGTCTTGTAATGCTCTAACCATTCATCGCACGCATCATGGAACGTTAAGTTTTCAAGTTGTTTCGTACTGTAATGTTTCAAACGTTGCTCAATTATTTTATTTAATTCTAATTGAGCGTCCTTTTGGCTACGTACATTATTCTTGTTACGTGTAACTGATACTGTTTTATACTTGCCAGTTAAAGGGTCTGTATAGCGCTCTAAATAGCGATAGGCCGTACTATTGTTTTTGGTGATTTCACGAACCCACATTTGTCATCCCTCCTTTAGATATTCTGTTTTTAAAATGTCTGAAATAAACAAGTAACTATCAAGTGTAGTACAAAATAGGCAAAGTTACGTATGTTTATAGGATTGTACGGTAGTAATATTTGTAGTATTAGCTTTAAGTATTTATTTTAGCGTGCTTTGTTCAGTTCTTTTTATCTAACTTATCATCTATATAATCGCTTAATTTTACTAATTGTTCCCAGTTTTCATTTTTATCTCTTAAAGTTTTTGTGTTCTCTTTTATAATAACTGATTTATTTTCGAAATAATTATTTAAAATTTTATCGATGTTATTTTTATCGTTATCCGTTAATCTAATGCCTTTGTAAAATTTATAATTATTAATATCTTGCAGATGAAAGTACAAATCATTAATGCTAATGTTAAAAATTGTGAAACTCTTTTCGTTATTGTCATCAAAAGATATGAATTCTCTAGAATATGGTATATCCATCATTCTATCTATAATTTCCATTTTATTTGTTACATTAGAAACTTTGTTTAACTTAACTTTATTTTTCGTTATCTTAGCTATTTCATCAACATAAAAATTATACTCCTCATTAGTGTCTTTTATGTTCATTAAGTAACTTTCGATAAGTTTATTGCTTGGAAAAGATTTAACACCATTTTCAATGCCACTTATATGCCCTTGAGAATACTGCATTTGTTTACTTATTTCGCTTGCTGTCTTCCCTTTTTGTTTTCGGATAGACTTTAAAAATCTGCCTAATTCTTTTTTTAATTCATCATTTGATTCAACCATTGGCGACACCTCCGTATTTTTAATGATAAACCATGCATAAAAATAATACAATATTATTCTTGACATTCCTAAAAGAAGGTGCGATACTCTATTTATGCATAAAGGAATAAAAATAAATGCATATATTCTTAAGGTGAGGGGTGATTTTATGTTTATGACTGTAAAAGAAGTTGCTCAATTGTTACGTATAAGTGAACGCCATACTTATAAACTTCTTCAAAAAAACGTTATACCACATACTAAAATTGGCGGAAAGATATTAGTTAACAAAGAAAGGTTATTAGAAACTTTAGAAAAAAAGGAGGTTAAATAAATGCCTAGAACAAAGTTACAAGATTTTCCATCAAAAGAAAATACAGTTACAGAACCGGAACAAGTTGTAGTAAATCCGTTGTTTGCGAAACCTAATACACTAGCTGGTATTTTTGGAATTTCATACAGTTCGGTCAATCGTATTTTAAAAGAGTGGGAAAAAGATCATAAAGGTATTAATGATTTATATTATTCACTATCATCAACAATGATTGTTATCAGTATTCCGCGATTCGAGGAGTACATGAAGGCGCGTCATAAAAAATGGATGTAGGAGGCAAGGCAATGAAAATGTACTTAACTTATATCTGCTTAGTTTCATTGTTAACAATTTTATTACTAGCAATATCTAACATGTATGTCGCTTTTAGTGTGTACGGCATGATGGTAACTTATGGATTTAATTTAACAGGAGAGATTACAACGTGCGAAAACAAGTTATTATTACAAAAACAGTAGTTGGCTGGTACAACATTAAAGATACTCAACATAATTTAATGTTAAATATACCGCCAAAAGTATTTGAACAGTACTTTCCTGATGTTAGTAAAGATGTTCAAGTTGCGTGTTTAGAAATGGATTTATCAAAAATTACAGAAATTAAAAATAAGAAAAAGGTAGGTAGTTAAGATGGAAATCAAACAAAAATATCAATTATCAAAAGTGGTTAAAATATTAGAAGTAGTATTATACGAGGAAGATAAGTTTCAATCCGATAAGGACTATCATTATCAGGATAAAGCATTTTATGAATATGCTTTAAAGTTAGTTCATAATGGATTGTTCAATATTCTTGCTGAATTAGATTTTGAAGATGAAGTATTTTTAATTCTTGATGAAGTAACGATGACGCTAAGTGATGTCATGAAAGAAACACAACACGTTTATCGTTATAGTGTCATAGACGAAAAAGGTGAACATAAACATACAACAGATCGCAAAGGACACGTGATTGGAATGTTAGAGTGGGCATTAGATTACATTGTGGGAAATATTGAAGTGGAGGTATTATAAATGAATTGGGAAATTAATGATTTGTTTAGCGATTTGAAATTGTTGAAAGATAGATTCGAAGATTTAAAGGATAATCATGGTTGGCATTTTGAGGAGTTATATCCACATGAACCAAATCATAACTTAAATAAAGATGAATTAATTAGAGAGGGTGCTTCTTATCATGAGAGACGTATTCACAATAATCAAATGTTTGATTTATTCCATCTCTATATAGAGCAGTTCGATAATATTATCGAAAAGTTTTATGAAATAGAAAAAGCATCATCTGAGAACTTTGGCGAGGAATCAGATGACGCAAAGAATTCAATAAAAGTAGCAGAGTAATATAGAAATTACACATTCTTATTATAACATCTTTGCTCTGTTGTTTCATTAAGAGGTGCAAAAAATGAATGAAATTAAATTAGAATATGACACACATGTTTCAGTGGTACATTATGAAAGTTTAGACTCACGTTCATTTAAGAGCTTTTCAAAACCTAAATGGAGTAAGTTGGTTAATAAACTGTCTGTACCTATAGAAGCGAATTATAAGTATGCACGTGGTGTTGCTGTTTACGGTGATATTAAAAACGGTGCAAATGATCATGGTGAAATTATCAAAAAGCATCGAAACGATAAAAATGTCATATACAGAGATGTGATTGTACTTGATTATGATGAAATAAATGATTTAAAGCAATTACATGAAGCAATCAGCTCAGCTTTAATCAATGTTGCATGGTTTTGGCACACAAGTTACTCGCACAGAACTGAACAAGCTAGAATACGCCTGTATATCCCTCTAAATGAGCGAATAAGTGCAGATGATTATCGTAAATATTCAAAGGTATTAGCAAATAAAATTGGTCATAAAGTGGATGAAGGTTCATATCAGCCAAGTAGATGTTTTGCACTACCAGTTATTCAAAAAGGACACATATTTATTAAACGAGTGAATGACTGTCCAATTATGGATGTTGATATGCTTGAACAGTGGTTAAAGGAGTATGAACAATCAAATGTTAGTCCGAGTGTCATAGGATACACGCGACGAGATAGTAAGTATTGGCGAGAGTTATGCTTTGGAACAACCGAAGGCAATCGTAACAATGCACTAGCTAGCTTAGTTGGGCATTTATTAAGATGTCACGTTAATGATTATATTGTTTATTCATTTGCTTTATTATGGGGGCAATTCGCATGTAAACCACCTATGAAAGAACAAGAAATCAACGCCACTTTTCAATCGATATTAAATAAACACTATAACAATTAGAAAGGGGCTTTGTATGGAAACAGGTAAAAGTGATGTACTTGATAAAATTGAAAAAATTAATAAAAAAGATAGTGCCTTACAAGAAATTATACCCAAAGGCTATGAAATTGAACATCATCAATGCGGTGTTGCCTTATATCAACTTATACCAAGTAAAAAAGAAGGCGAACCAGATAAAAAGGTTTTTATCACAAATACAATCCCTCAAATTACTGAACGCTTTGAAGATATTGAGAGTAACGAAGTCAGCTTTAATATGCTTTTCTATGACAATAAAACGCCAGTAAATATAGCTGTGAGTGCCGAAGAAATTTCAGATAGTCGTCAACTCTTGAAATTGGTTAATAAAAAGCTAGATGTAACATCGTCAACATCTACTAAACTTGTTGACTATATTAATATATCTAAACGGTATAATCCACCATTAAATGTTAAAGTTGCAACGCGTTTGGGGCATGTGAAAGGTTATTTTATTTATCCTTATCAAGAAGTAATGAAAGACAGCAATGTCAAGTTGTTTAGCAATGATAAAGGGTTTCAAAAGTTAATAGACTCTTTTCGAAGTAAAGGAACACTACAAGGTTACTCTAAAAAGGTGTTTGCTCAAATAAAAGATTTACCAATGGTAATGGTTATGTTGTATGCATCTTTAGGCTCAGTTTTATTAAGAGAATTTGGATTACAACCCTTTATTGTAGAAATATCAGGTAGTACATCCACAGGTAAAACATTCACACTCAACTTAGTATCAAGTGTTTGGGGAACCAGTGACCTTATTACGACATGGAGTTCTACTCAAAATAGTATTGAATCAATGGCGTCATTTTTGAACTCATTTCCAATGTTTAAAGATGATACGCGTAACACACATCCTAAGTTTGTTGCCAGTGCCACATATAACTTTTCTAGTGGTGAAAGTAAATCGAGAAGTAATATTAATTTAACGCTAAATGCTAAAAAAGAATGGCGAAATATTTTAATTTCTACTGGTGAATCATCTATCGCAAATATGGCTGATGAAAAAGCGGGTGTATCAGCACGTGTAGTTACACTACAAGATCCACCATATCCAGATAATTTTGATTTTACCACATTAGACAAATCGTTTAGGGAGAACTATGGAACATTAGGGTTGGCATTTATTAAACAATATGAGTCTAAAAAAGACGTGTATAAGAACGCTTTTGAGAGCTATCAACGGTATTTTAATCAAAAAGGTAGTAATGAAATCATGCAACGTTTAGGACGTGCCTTTGCGTTACTACAAGTTACCGGTGAGGTTTTGAATGATATTGATGGGTTTGAACATGACCATTTTAAAATTATCGAACAAGCCTATGACAGCATGGTTAAAAACAATAAGACGATTGATAAACCTAAGCAACTGTTAGAGGAACTATTACAATATTTAGATGCGAATAGAAATAATATTGTAGGTGACGGTTATGATTCAGTAAATTACGGAGATGTTAAAGCGGTATATAAACATGATTTTCTTTGTATTAAAAACGAAACTGTTAAAAATAAATTAGGACACGAAATGCAGACGATTACAGGGCAATGGGACAAAAAAGGTTATTTAATAAAAGATAAAAAAAGAATTCAAAAACAAGTAAAACATAAATCTCAAAGGCATCTGGGTTATGCGATTAAAAAAGAAATAATTGAAGAACTAGGATTTGATTTCTCGATTTCGCATAATCCATATACAGAAAGTTATTAGTACACACAAGTACACACTCAATTTTAAAATATGTGTACTCGATAAATTCAATAATATCAACAGTTACATGCAGATAGTACACGAAGTACACAATGTACACATATAAATATATAGTCATAGTTAAAATTAATAAATTAATTATCGTAGATTTCTAAATAATATACAACTATCACTAAAATTTCTGTGTACTTTGTGTACTAATTATCACGAGGCTATATATATCAATGTTTTAACCAGTACACGAAAGTAAAAAAGGTGTGTATTTAACTGTGTATGGTACACAATCAATATAAATATGGAGGTTACACATGGATAAAGAACAACTTAAAAAGTATATATACGAATATGTGAAAGAATATAAGGAGATACCGATATATCAGTTAGAAGATTTGTTTAAAGAAATAAATCACGACTATATAGGGAGAACTAGTATCACACACGATAAGGATGAGAATATTGTGTTTTGGAGTGGGTGGAACAAAATTACAATGTTTGCGTTGATTGAATTAGTTAAAAGTGAACAACTTGATTTAGTGTATAGAGGTAGTTTTATAATGCGTTATTTGTTGGATGGTAGAGTTCCTAATTTACCATTAGCTATTTGTTATCCAGAAGATGGACAACAAACTGACGTGCCCTCATGGGTGCCTATGGTATTAAGAATAAATAAAGAGGAGAAAATCAAATGAACATAGAAACTATCGTAAATGAATTTGAGACGCGAGCAGGCACGCTATTAAGGTACTACACGGGATTATTAGAACATAGTAAAGTACAACCATGTTGCTTTAAGTTATATAATGATCCATTTGATATGGTTTATGTGGTGATGAACAACAAGTTATTCGGTCATGTATATATTAAAGATTGTAAGGTGAGGAAGTCATTTGAATTAGCGTCACCTAAGCACACTGAGGGGCTTATAAGAAGCATAGAGGGGCATTATGTAGGTTATGAATTACATGATGGTAAACAGCTTTCTATTAGTGATATGATGGCCAGTCAATTATTTGAAGATGAGTATTTTATGTATGGGCTACAAACATATGTAGAATCAAATAATAGTGATGTGTTTGAGTACCTAGAAAATGGATTTGATACAGATACACTTGAGGGCATTCAATCAAGTAATACTGATGTGATAGCGAATATTGAAATGTTGTATCAGTTAGCTACGGGAATCAATGAACCAGCACGAGAGTTAGTTGAGGGATTAAAATTAGTAACTGAGTTTGTACAAGATGAGAATGCGACACAAGAGGATTACAAGGCGTTAGAACGTAAATTGAATGATCTAAAAGCGTCTTACTATAGCTTGAGTAAATAATGTTATGAGGGGTCACATGTAGTGTGTGGCTCCTAATAAAAAAACGGCAAGGTTTGTACAAGGTATAGAAGTTTAAAATGGTAAGGTTTTCGGAAGGTGTTGGCTTTTAAAATCCAAAAGTTTCCCAAAGGTGCGCAGACTCTGAGAACAATGAAATAGGAAGGTGTACAAGGTTAAAAAAGCGAGGTACAGAACTTTAAAATAGTAAGTTTGAGGTAGAAAGAAAACAATGTTTTATACCAGGGTTGCAAAATGGTGAGAAAAGGGATAAATGCGAGCAATTGAATCAAGAAGAAGTGAAAACCCCAAGATTTTCCGTAGGTTATAAGAATAGTGCGATTTTAGATAGGTACGAAGAATTGCGTCAAGAAGGAAACTAAAGGTAAGTGGTTTTTGATATTGATAAAAGTAATAAGGTTTTAATAAGGTATAAAAAATTTAAAAAGATAATATATGTTAATGTTTGTTATTTTTGAAAAGGGCAAAAGTTTTATTGTTCGTATTTTGTTCGTGTAAAAAATGGGAACTTAAGTTCTATAGAAATTAATACGTTTTACTACAAAATTTCTTTTCCTTATTTTTTTAAGAGGGATAGGGGTGATGCTAAACGCCTGATATAATGCGATTTATAGCGAACATAAGTTTGATTTAGATGTGTAGAATTGGTATAATTAGAGTAAGCAAACAACAGAAAGCATGGTGAGACAATGAGTGAATTTGAAGTAAAAGAAAAGACGTACAACTTACCGAATGAACACCGCCAAGTACTCAATGTGATAAGAAATACGTCTAATAAATATATTACTAAAACAAAGCTGCTTAATCAATTGGGATATGAATATAATTCAAGCAATGAACGATGGTTACGAAGAGTAATCAATTCATTAGTATATGATTATGGTTATCCTATCGGATGCAGTTATAAACCTAGTGAACGTGGTTATTACATCATTACGACAGAACAAGAAAAGCAACAAGCGATGAGAAGTATTAAGAAATTAGCTGATGGCAGTATGAAACGCTATGAAGCTTTGAAACGAATTGAAGTGTAAAACAAAAACTAAAGAAAGAGGTACTTATAAATGACAACTACAACAATCACGGGTGATACGTGGGATGTATATTTTAATGATAGACGTTATAGAAATTTGTTAGGAGATTTTGAAGATCTAATAACAGAAACGAAATCATTAATTAGACAAGGCTATAAAACGGATGTTATTAAAAATAAAATGGATAATAAGGCTTTGAGCCTACAATCTAAATTCAAAGAATTAGGACAAATATTATTAGATGAACATGAAGAAAAAATAGTAGAAATCCAACAAAAAGAGAAAGAATCTTCATATGAGAATCCACAAGTTGAAATGTTGAAACGTCAAGACATAGAGGCGAAAGTAAATTTAATTGATGCAGAAGAACTATTTAATCTTGTTTATAATGCCAATCCTAAAACCACTAATGTATATGAACTTAATATCTATAAAAAAGCGATAGAAAGTCGTCTTACTGAAGATGAAAATGTAAGGTTAAAACCTTACTTTGATGTATTGGTAGAAAAGGTAATTTATCCATATCGAAATAATGAAGAATATCAAAAATTAGAGTATAACTATAATGTTTTAAGACAGTTTGGGTTACAAAATAACGGGCAACCAGTCATCAAACATAGTGATGGCGATATAGAAATTATTAACATTCAAAGTAAGTATAACGAAGTGTTCCGTAACGCTTAAATCAAAAATAGCCTATCCAATTTGGGTAGGCTCTCTTTATAGGAGTGAACGTATGAAACTGCTTAAAACGAAGAATTGTTTATATTATCGTAATGGCGACAATAAATTATCTGAGTATCAACTATTAACGCAATTTAACCCAGCATTTATTAATAAAAAAATTAAGATGTGTGAATTCCAAATTGAAAGTATGTACCATCTGAGTGCGTCGACCACAACATGTGATGAAATAATGGGGATCGTGTCTGTCTCATATCCAATTGAAAAACTAGTTATCAAAATTATTGAAACAAAGGCAAGATTACAAAACTATAAAAATCGATCTATAAGTAATATGGTGTTGTTGAAAACAGTACTAAATCATTATACAGAAAAAGAGCAGAAGCAAGTTGTAAAATATATGCGTTCAAATGGACGATATAAGCCCTACAATGTCATTGAACGCTTACAGGTTGATTTGTATCAAGCAAGTATTAAACAACGTTCAGAACGTCAAAAACAAAGAAATATAGCAATTGAAAATAGCAAGATTGCACGAGTAAATGCTTATCACCAATCTTCACATGTAAAAGTGGTGTAACAATGGATAAACAGCAAATAAAAGGCTTCGTTTGTGATTATCATGAGCGAACTAGAAGTGATGTATTAATAGATGATGATATAAATACTGATGAATTCTTTTCAATAGGTGATGAAAATTCTAATGAATGGATGGCAGACGATAACATTGATGATCATATTGTAAAGAATCACTTAGAAATGATTGTTGACCAAGTAGCTAATGATAAAGAGTTTTATATTTTCGATTCTTTAATACAAGGACGTAGTTATAAAGATATTAGTAGTGTCTTAGAGTGTTCAGAACAATCTGTAAGATTATGGTATGAAACCTTATTAGATAAAATTGTGGAGGTGATAGAATGAGTGAGTTAACGGCAAAGCAAGCGTGTTTTGTGAATGAGTATATAAGAACACTTAATGTGACACAAAGTGCCATAAAAGCAGGTTATAGCGCAAATAGTGCACATGTGACAGGGTGTAGGTTATTAAAGAAGCCACACATCAAGCAATATATACAAGAACAAAAAGATAAGATTATAGATGAGAATGTATTAACTGCAAAAGAGTTACTACATGTGCTTACGAATGCGGCAGTCGGTGACGAAACAGAAACGAAAGAAGTTGTGGTCAAGCGTGGGGAATATAAAGAGAATCCACAAAGTGGCAAAGTACAGTTAGTCTATAATGAACATGTTGAACTGATAGAGGTGCCAATTAAGCCAAGTGATCGTTTAAAAGCTCGTGATATGTTGGGTAAATACCATAAGTTATTTACAGATAAGCATGATATCAACGGGGATGTTCCTATATTCATTAACATTGGTGAATGGGACGGAGACGATGAGGAATTAGATAAAACTGTAAAAGATGTATCTAACGCTAATCCTAACCATACTGTGATTGTGGATGATATACCGTTAGAGGATTGAAGAAAATGAAGCTATGCTATTTATAAATTAATACTAATTAGTTTGATACCATAGCTTATTTACTGAGAAAGTAGACTTAAATGTAACAACACCAGTGTTTATTGATAATATTGGTGGGTTTGAGGAGTAGCAATAAAATAAAGGAGGTAATTGTGTAAAATATCTCTTTTTGTTATTTCTTATTTATTTACAACCGATAAAATTAAATGTATTATATATATAACGATCTAGCCATAACTCTATTCGGGTTATGGCTACTTTTATAGGGGTAAATTTATGAAGCCATTTGAAAGTCATAATAAACAATTGAAAATTCTAAGAAGAAGAGGAATGGAAGTACCGAGTAGTGCTAAAAGAGATTTAGAAAATGAAAATTATTATAATATCATAAATGGTTATAAAGATTTATTTTTAGAACTAGATGTTAATGGTAATTTTTTGGTTCCTGATAAATATAAGCAAGGTACTCATTTTAAAGAAGTCTTTTCTTTATACAAACTAGATAGAAAATTTAGGAATGTTTTATTAGAGTATTTGTTAGTATTTGAAACTCATATTAAATCAAGAATTTCATATTATTTTAGCGAAAAATATAGAGAACCACATTCATATTTATACTTTAAAAATTATTCATCTGACACAAGTAAGACAGATAGCATCGTGAAAATGGTTGCTACATTTAGCTCGGTTATGAGTAATAGAAAAAATAAACCATTAAAACATTATATTAATACTCATAATGGAGTGCCACTATGGATATTGGTGAATTATTTAACTTTAGGTAATGTTTCAAAAATGTATTCCAATTTGGATGATGATCTTCGATTGGAAGTTGCTAAAGACTATAAAAGGAAATTGGAAAGAGATTATAAAACACGTGTTCAAATAACTCCATCAGATGTAGACAGTATACTACAACAAGCACATATGTTTCGTAACGTGTGTGCGCATGAAGAAAGATTGTATGATTATAAAATAGACAGGGCTAAAAGTAGAGCTAATATATTCGCCAATTATAACAAAATATACGATAAAGAATACGTTCCTACAATGAATGGTAGTTATGTATTCGATTTGTTGATTTCACTATGTCTATTTTTGAATAAACATGATTACATAAAATTGGTGAAAAATATGGATAAACTAATAAGTAATTATTCACATTCTTTCTATACAATTACTATAGATGACCTATATACAAAAATGAATTTTCCAGATCAAACAAAAATACTGGATATGTTATAAAAGATATTTTTTAATGTCACTTACGAGTGGCGTTTTTTTATTTTAAGACGCTGAGAAACGCCCTGTGTTGCAGTGGGGATAAGATTCTGTAACTAGATATGCTAATCGTAAGTGTGACGTCGTGAAATACGACTTCAAACATCGCTGGTCAGTCGATATTCGAGACTGGCCGAAGATTGAAGCATGTGAAAGAAAATGACTTAGCGCACGGAGAGTTTGGTAAGTGGCTTGAAAAAGTTGGGTTAGATAAGTACCAAGCTAGCAGGTTTATCAAAGTTGCAAATGAACAATCAAAATTGCACTCGAGCGCAAATTTAGGACTTAAAGCGCTTTATCAGATAGCAACTATTCCAGTAGAGCATCGAGAAGAAAAACAACAAACGTCTTCAGGAGAGATGAAAACACCATACGAAATGACCAATAAAGAACGTGAAGAATTTAAGCGCCAACTCAAACAACGCGATGAAGAAAACGCACAACTTCAATCACAAATGGAACAAGCACAACGTTCGGAGGAGATAGCGAGAAAGCAATATAAATATGGATTAAATAATTATATTTTTACTATAAAATTTTAGACACACGCCATTTTTTACAATTAGGAATGATTTTATTGCACTTAAGAAATTTTGGTAAAGCGTTATAGTAAGAACTGATAAAATTAAAATGTAAAAATTTTAAAAGGAGTTTTTATTATGAAACAGCAAATGTTATCAAAAGTATTATTAAGTACAGTCGTAGTTATGGGATCAATAGCAGGATCTTCTCTTGTAATGGATGACAACGCTCATGCTGAACAAAAAAGTGATAATATCGGGAAACTGAATCAAAAAAATGAAAGTACCTTGCATCTTTCATTTGAAAAGGGTATTAAAGGGACTGTTGACAAAAATGGTAAGTTAACATTATCTGATGGAAAAACGTCAAAAGTGATGCCAACTAATGCTAAAGATAAAAAAGGTAACGATGTTGTTTTGGTTTATAAAAAGGTTAAAGATGGATTTGATGTTCAAGTAATTAAATCTAGTCAAGAGAGAAAAACTAACTGGGTTAAATGTGGTCTAGGAACAGTTGGAGGCGCTGGCACTGGTGGGCTAGGCGGTGCTAGTGCAGCTTCAGTTATACCAGGTTTAGGAACTGTTGCAGGTGCTATTATTGGTGGGGTTTCTGGTGGTGCCACAGGTGCCGCAGCGTCATGTTTCGGTTGATAGGAGAGTGAATTCATGAAAAACTCTATACTTTGGCGAAAGTCGTTTATTCCTGTCTATTTTATAGTTGCTTTTGTAATGTTCTTACTTTTTAAGTTTTATATTAGAACTGATAATTTTTCAGTTTATGTTTTGATAGCTTTTATAGTCATTTTAGGTTTTGCTTCTATTATATATAACTATAATAGACATTAATTAAGTTACAATTATAATTATTATATTAATGAATTCCTGTGGATTTAGAAATAAGGCAGGTACTTCGGTACTTGTCTATTTTTTATGTTAATTATAAAATGCTCAAACTAAACTACCTATTAATCAGGAATGTGGTTGTTTTAAGGGCAAAACAGTTTTTTGTACATTGATATAAAAATATGACCTCATACTTTGCAGGCGGTGAATACATATTGCAATACGTTAATTATGAAGTGATGTGAATTGTTGAGAAGTATAGCCCATTAAAATGTTCAGTGCTATAGGTACATTCAAACCTTACAACCTATTGATCTAGGAGTGTGGTTGTTATAAAGGCGAAAAAAGGTGTAATTGTGAAACTAGGGGCAAGGGTAGTATGTTCGCAAAAAGTTCGCAAAGTTACGAAATAGTGTGAATGTTCATAGACTTTCAAAATGAACAATATGAGTATGAAACATTGATTTAACAGCTTTTTGAACACTAATGATTATTCATAAAATAGCAGTATATAAAAGAAGAACAATAATATTTAATATATTATAACCCTCGTAGGCATAGGCTTATGGGGGATTTTTTTATGTTTGGGATATAGAAAAGGGACAGAAA